TTATCAATATGGGTTTGACCCAGTAGGACTCAATAATCCTTTACAATTAGAGGGATTAGTAGATAATTTAGAAAGTAATGGCCAAATAGGGTCAGTAACTATTACAACAACTTAGGAGTAAATGATGAACAAAGATAGAAAAGGAGCTAAGGTAACTTACAAGCAACCTGAAAATGTTGCTACACCTAATACAGGTGGTTATCCTGAGAAGGATGTAAAGACTGAGGGTGTGGTTACTCGTGGTAATGGAGCAGCTACAAAAGGAACTAAAGCTAGAGGACCAATGGCATAATGACTTATACCGAGTTAGTAGCAGCAATTAAATCGTACACAGAGAATGACTATAGTACGACTGATGTTAATACTTTTATTCAAAATGCTGAACAACGCATACACAATACTGTGCAGTTGCCTGATTTACGTAAGAACGTAACGGGTACAATGTCATCAGGTAATAAATATTTTTCTTTACCTAGTGATTGGTTATCTACGTTTAGTATTGCGGTAATAGACACTAATAATGAATACACTTATCTTTTGAATAAAGATGTTAACTTTGTGAGAGAGTCGTTCCCTGATACTGATTCAGGGTTCTATGGAAAACCTGAATATTATGGTATATTTGACGATAATACAATGATATTGGGACCAACACCTGATGATAATTACAGTGCTGAGTTACATTATTACTATTATCCAGAAAGCATTGTTACTGCTGGTAATACTTGGTTGGGGGACAACTTTGATACTGCATTGTTTTATGGTGCATTACTGGAAGCAGCTGCGTTTATGAAAGAAGACGCAGATACAGTAACTCAATACACAGCAAGGTACAGTGAAGTCATGCAGTTGTTGAAAAACTTAGGTGATGGTAAAAATAGGCGTGATGCTTATAGAAGTGGACAAGAGAGGATACCTGTAAGAAATGGATAATCAAGCAAAACTATTACAAGGTGTTGACTATGATGTAATTACTACATCAGACGGAGGAATGACACCTGAGCAAGTAGCAGAATTGTGTCTTGCTAAAATAATTTATGTAGGTGATGAAGCTAATCCTTTATTAAAGGAGCAGGCTTTGGCTTACAAAGATAGCATTAGACAAGTTCTAGTGTTTTATATGAAACAGGCTATAAAGTCTAATCATACAACTATAGCGAATAAACTGCATAAGGCAGGGCATTCAGAATTAACTAAACTTTTGGAGATATAAAATGGCAATTTCTCAAGCAATGTGTACTTCATTTAAAGTTGAGTTGTTGAATGGTATTCATGCATTTAGTACAACAGTAGCTCGTGGTGACACATCTGCTGATAGTTTTAAATTAGCATTATATACTTCATCAGCAACTTTAGATGCTACAACAACAGCATATACAGCAACTAATGAAGTCTCAGGAACAGGATATACAGCAACAGGTGCAGCACTTACAGTGGTAGCTCCTACATCATCTGGAACTACAGCGTTTTTAGATTTTAATGATTTAACATTTTCTACAGCTACAATTACAGCTCGTGGTGCGTTAATTTATAACGACACACAAAGTGACAAAGCAGTTGCAGTGTTAGATTTTGGTGGTGATAAAACATCTACAGCGGGGGACTTTACTATTGTATTCCCTACAGCTGATGCCTCTAATGCAATTATACGTATAGCTTAGAAGGAGTGTTGAATGGCACTTGTTGTAAACGACAGAGTCAAAGAGACTACTACAACCACAGGGACAGGGACAGTCACTTTAGGTGGAGCTGTATCTGGATTTGATACTTTTGCTGCAGGTATTGGCAATAGTAATACTACATACTACTGTATTCAATTAGAAGCAGAGTTTGAAGTAGGACTAGGTACTTTAGCAGCTGATAGCTCAACTCTTGCTCGTACTACAGTTATATCAAGTTCTAACAGTGATAGTGCGGTTGACTTTTCTGCGGGCACAAAGAATGTATTTTGTACGTTACCTGCTAGTAAAACTCCTATATTAGACGCAAGTGGAGATGTTACACTCTCTGGGACTTTAGCGGCTAGAGAATTAGAGTCATCTAATGGTATAATTGCAAACAATGAAACGGTTAGTGCTAACTATACTTTTCCTACAGGATATAATGCTATGAGTGTAGGACCTATGACAATAGCAAGTGGTGTAACCGTAACCGTTCCTAGTGGACAAAGATGGGTGATATTATGACATGTAAAATTAATGCAGATACAACTGATGGTTTAAAATTAATATCGGATACTAGTGGTGAAGTAGATATACAAAATAATGGTACAACTGTTGCCACAGCTAATAGCACAGGTATTACAATGGCTAGTGGTAAAAGAGTATTTGCTACTGGAACAGTACTTCAAGTAGTTCAAGGCAGAACAAAAACATTGTTTACAACATCATCAGGTACTATGGCAGATATTGGCCTTACAGCAGCAATTACTCCATTAAGTTCATCAAGTTCAATATTAGTAATATGCAACATTAACGGTATTTTTTTAAGTGCAGTAGCTGGTAGCTTTGTAAGTCTAATTTTGTTAAGAGGTAGCACTAATGTAACAGGGGATGTGGCAGCTCCTTATTTAGGATATCCAGTCGGTTATAACTCCGCAGCAGTAACTAGAAGTACTGCACAGACATTTACTTATTTAGATTCTCCAAGCACAACAAGTGCTACTACTTATAAAGTTCAGGCTGCTCAAGTTGGTGGGGTTACTGTAAACTTTCAAAGAGATGGTCAAGTTTATTCAACAATTCAACTTTTGGAGATTGCAGGATGAAAATAATGAACGAACATGATGCAATAATGAAATTACATAGTAATGTTGTTATTATTCGTGGTGATGTAGCTTACGACAAAGATGGTAATGAAGTATCTTATGATGCAGATGCTGTTCAAGCTGAGATAGATGCTAACGAATATAAAGAGCAAAGATTAAAAGAGTATCCAACGATTGGCGACCAGCTTGATGCTTTGTATCACGCAGGAGTATTTCCTACAGACATGGCAAATGCAATCAAGGCAATCAAAGACAAGTTTCCAAAGGAGTAAACAATGGCACTAACATTACATGGCACAGTATCAGATAACACAGCAGTCTTAGATAGAAGAAGTGCTAAACCGTTAATTATTAATGGTGATATGGCAGTAGCTCAAAGGGCTACAAGTGTTACAAATTCAGCAGATTTAAGTGGTCCTAATTGTATTGATAGAATGAGAGTAGATAATAATACTTTAGGAGTATATACAATAGCTCAAACTGCTTCTGCACCTGACGATACTGGTTTAGTAAATTCGTACAGATTAGATTGCACTACCGCAGATGCAAGTCCAGCAGCAGCAGATTTTTTAATTTTTTCTACAAAATTAGAAGGTCAAGATGTACAAGTATTTAAAAAGGGTACAAGTTATGCAGAAAAAATGACTATATCTTTTTGGGTTAAATCTAATAAGACAGGCACTTACATTATGGAAATAGATGATAATGATAATGCTAGAAATATTAATCAAGCATACACTATATCAAGTGCGAATACTTGGGAGAAGAAAGTATTAAGTTTTGCTGGTGATACCACAGGTGCTTTTGACAATGACAATGGTGATTCATTAAGACTATTATGGTGGCTTGGAGCTGGTAGTGATTTTACATCAGGCAGTTTACAAACTTCTTGGGGTGCAACAAGTAATACTGATAGAGCAGTAGGCAATGTAAACCTATCAGACAGCACAGCTAATGACTGGTCTATTACAGGCATACAATTAGAAGTAGGTGAGTTTGATGCTAACAGCATAGCTCCCTTCCAACATGAATCGTTTGGTGATAGCTTACAAAGATGTCAAAGGTATTTATGGCAAGAGAAAAATGATACAGGTAGCACAAAATATTCAACTATTGGTTTAGCTCAAGGCACAGGGAGAGGTTATGGTGTTTGGCAAATTAATGAAATGAGAACAGCACCAACTGTGTCAGTTTCTAATGTGGCAGAGTTTTTACCTCTAAATGGAGCAGGTGCACCTCAAGCAGATTTTACTACTTTAACTAATTCATTATCTACAAAAACAATGGTGTTTTTAGATTTGTCAGGTTCATCTGGATTAACTTCTGGACAAGCCTGTCCTATAGGTATAAATGATGGAAATTATGTTAGAGGAGATGCGGAGTTATAATGAACAAAGATAATATACAAGCAGTAAAAAAACATGTGATGCTAAGTGGTGAACAGGCTAATTTAGAAGTTACACTTACAGATAATACGAAATTATTTGTACCACACGCAACAGATAACACAGACTACCAAACAATCCAAGCGTGGGTAGCAGACGGTAACACGATAGCGGAGGCAGACTAGTGAGTAGTATTAAATTAAAAGGTAGCACTTCAGGTGATGTAACGATTACCGTACCAGCAATTGCTGGAACTAATACAGTAACCATCCCAGCAGCATCAGGTAACTTACCGCTATCTAATCTAGACCATGTAACTAATAGACCTAATGCTAAACCGATTATCATTAATGGTGATATGGCAGTAGCTCAAAGAGGTACAACTGCTACAGGGCAAACTGGTTCTGGTTATAATGTTTGTGATAGATGGTTAACAGATATAGGCACAGGTGGAACTTGGACTGTTTCTCAAGTAGCTGATGCTCCAACAGGTTCGGGATTTCGTAGTTCAATGAAGTATGATTGTACTACAGCTAACGGCAGTTTATCTGCTGGTTCTTTTATGACACATCAAATGAGATTTGAAGGGCAAGACTTACAACTATTTAAAAAAGGAACATCTAGTGCAGAAAATTTTACTGTATCTTTTTGGGTTAAGTCAGCAAAAACTGGAACTTATATTGTTGAGCTTGAAGACCAAGATAATACAAGGTCAGTATCTCAGGCTTATACTATTTCAAGTGCTGACACTTGGGAAAAGAAAGTTTTAAGTTTTCCTGCTGATACCACAGGTGCTTTTGATAATGATAATGGTGCAAGTTTACATATGTTTTTTTGGTTACTTGCTGGTACAACTTACTCTAGTGGAACATTAAATACAACTTGGTCATCTCAAACTCAAGCAAATAGAGCAGTTGGTGTTGTTAATTTAGCAGACAGTACTGATAACGATTGGTACATTACTGGCGTACAACTAGAAGTAGGTGATTTTGATGCGAACAGCATACCAGCATTTCAACACGAATCGTATGGTGATAATTTAGCTAGATGTTATAGATATTTTTTTAGAAAAGTTAGTGGTAATGATAAAAGTATTTCAGGAGGAGCTTTTTATAACTCAACAATAGTAACTTGCCATATAGATTTTCCAACTGAAATGAGAGTTACTCCTACTACTATTCAAGAAACTGGAACAGATTATTATGGTATATTTGCTGGTGGTGCTTTTGATACCTTTAATAGTTTTACTTCAACTTTTTCTTCTGGTAATACAGGTGTTGCATTAGATTGCAATACAAATGTATCAGGAACACAAGGAGATGGTGGTAGAATCAAATCTAATAATGATTCAGCTTTTGTAGGTTTTGAAGCTGAATTATAGGGAAAATTATGAATGTAGAAAATATACAAAGTGTACAAAAGGTTAAGGATTATGATGATACTTTATGTAATTATAAAGTAATTTGTATAGATAGCAGTTCAAGAGTATATCTTGTGCCAATCAATACAGACAACACAGATTACCAAGCAGTACAAGAATGGGCAGCCATAGACGGCAACACCATAGCGGAAGCGGATTAATGGAACGTTTAATTTTTATAACTATAATGGTGATAATTTTTGCACACACAGCTACAATACACGCTGCGGAAACAACTATACGTTATAAAGACCAACCTCCACCTTCATCAATAAGCCCTAGTTTATCTATTGGTAGTGGTAACGATGTTTGTGTTGTGGTAAGAAGTGGTGCAATAGGTACAGGTATATTTTCTGGTAGCTTTGGTACTCACGTACGAGACATGAACTGTGAACGCCTGAAATTGTCACGAGGATTAGCACAGCTAGGACTTAAAGTTTCTGCAACGGCTATCCTATGTCAAGATGTTAGAGTATTTAAAGCTATGTTGGCAGCAGGAAGTCCTTGCCCAATAGATGGTTTGGTTGGAAAGGAAGCAAAAAATAAATATTTAGAACTAGGAATTATTGATGAAAAAAATCGTATTTTGGTCTCTCCTAATACTATGCGTATCAACATTAGTCAACCAAAGTCAAGCAGAAACGACTACGGACAACCTACTAGATAACGGAGATTTCTCTACAGGCGACTTATCAGGTTGGACGGTAGAGGACTCAGGTAAAATTCAATATGATGGTCAATGCTATTCTGAATCTGGACTATGTCAATCGGTACGTTGGTCAACAGATTTAGGTAAAACACTTTCTCAAACGATTGAAGATTTAAGTGAAGGTTATGATATTGATACTATACATTTAGACTTTACTGCACTAGGTTGCAATAATGAAGCGACAGGTGCTTGGTGTAGTGAAGGTACAGACTATGACAAAGTACAAGCAGTCATACAATTATCTGATGGTACGAATACAGAAAACTTATATTTAGAACAAACCTTAGATTACAACGATGGCACAAAAGATTATGGTCTTTCTACACAAACGCTCGATGCATGGATGACAGACAATACTAGTATAAACTTCAGTGTCACAGGTATTGATACAGGTGATTGGAGTGGGCAGTATGGACCTATTGTAGATAATCTTAGTTTATATTTGACTATGACAGAAACTCCTGTGCCAGTGGTTATAGAACCAATTGTAGAAATCAAACCTGAAGTTATAGAACCAATTGTAGAAATCAAACCTGAAGTTATAGAACCAATTGTAGAAATCAAACCTGAAGTTATAGAACCTGTAGAAGAAGTTGTAGTTATAGAAGAAACTACAGTAATTCAAGGATTAGATTTAGATACTGAAATTGTAACAGATGTTATTTTAGATACACCGATTGAAACAGATATAACTATGAATGATTTACCTAGCTTACCTCCTGTAGATATTGA